GTTCAACATCTCTGTCGTGGTTTCGGATGTTGAAGTTGAGCATGATAATTCGTCAACGCTCAAGGCGAACCCTGCGTTTGGCGAGAAGAACAACCGCAGCTTCGCAGACAACAGCAATCTCCACGACTTGCGATGGCGGTCAGGAATACCAGACGCGGGTGCTTGGGACTTGGGCAGACGAAGAACACTTGGGTGGGATTGATGCGCGTCTTTGACGGTGTGCTGTACAACGGTGAGGCTGATGTTCTGGAATGTCGTTTGTGGGAGTTAGCTGAGACTGTTGATGCGATGGTGATCATTGAGGGTGATAAGACTTTCACCGGCAAGCCTCGGGTCAGGGAGTCACGGGATCGGTTTGCCAAGTGGGCTGATCTGATTCATTGGGTGGATTTTGACACCCCTACCGATCCAAATCCTTGGATGGTTGAGAAGGCGACCCGTGATCAGTTGCTCATCGAGTTTGATCGCCTTGGCTGCAAGTCTGATGATGTGATCACTGTGTCTGACGTTGATGAGATTTGGAAGCCGAGTTCGGTTGATCAGTTTGCAAGTGGTTGGCATCATGCTTTGATGCGTAACTTTGCGTTCAGTGTGCATTGGGAACGGCCTTTGCATATCACGATGGTTGCTGGTACTCGTGGCAGTGCTGGCGATTCTTTGGATGATATGCGCAGGTTCAATCGCACGAAGATGCCTGTTGTGTTTGGTGGTTTTCATCTTGGTTGGATGGGTGGGGTGGATTGGTGTGTAAACAAGTTGACTGAGTTCTCTCATCAGGAATACAACGTGGGTGACACGCGCACAATGATTGAGGCTTGTTTCACCTACGGAAAGTTTGTGAATGGGGAAATCATGAACGAAGTGGAGATTGATTCTGATTGGCCTTGGTGGGTTCAGGCTGGTTTGCATCCTGAGTCATGGCGTTCAAAGAAGCGTTATGGCTCATAGTCAGCAAAGGGATTTCTTCCAACGAGTCAAAGATAAGCATCCTGAGTTCTTTGTGGATGCGTCTGTTCTTGATGTCGGTTCGCTTGACATCAATGGGACGGTTCGGGACTTCTTCACCGGCGGCTCATATCTTGGGGTGGATGTGGCTGATGGGGTTGGGGTTGATGTTGTTGGCTTTGGGCAGAGTCTTGAGTTTGAGGATGGCAGTTTTGATGTGTGTTTGTCGGCTGAATGTTTTGAACATAATCCTGAGTGGGTGGCGACGTTTGCAAATATGGTTCGGATGTGTAGGGGTTTGGTGTTGATGTCTTGTGCGACTTCTGGTCGTGAGGAGCATGGGACTTCTCGATGTCATCCTGGTTCGTCGCCTTTGTCTGTGGAGTTGTGGGATTACTATCGGAACTTGACTGAGGCTGATTTTGTGGCTGAGTTTGATTTGGATGAGATGTTTGGTGAATGGTCGTTTGAGGTGAATGAGGATTCCTGTGACCTCTACTTTGTCGGGTTTGTGAAGTAACATAGAGGAACTATGGCGATCACCAACGGCTATGCCACACGCAACCAGATCAAGGCCGCTCTCCGCATTGGGACGGCTGACACGATTGATGACGATCTGATTGACAACTGTGCTGGGGCTGCTTCGCGTCTGATTGACGGTTACTGCAACCGCCAGTTCTGGTCTGTTGGTTCTGCAACCACTCGTGTCTATATGGCTGAGAATGATTTCTATTGCAGCATTGATGACATCGCTGGAACTGCAATCACGTTGAAGACTTCTGGTGCTACCGATGGAACCTTTGATGTGACTTGGTCTACAACCGATTATCAGTTGGAACCGTTGAATGGTCGCTTGGATGGCTTGCAATGGTCATACGACAAGATTCGTGCAGTTGGTGACTATCTGTTCCCAACGGTCAATGGCAACTATGGTGAGCAGGCTTTGGTTCAGGTGACTGCTGTGTTCGGTTGGCCGTCTGTGCCGGAACCTGTCACACAGGCGACCATCATTCAGGCTTCACGAATCTTCAAACGGTATGACTCGCCGCTTGGTGTTGCAGGTTTCGGTGACTTGGGTGCGATTCGTGTTTCTCGTTTCCTTGATCCGGACATGGCACAACTTGTCGAACCGTATCGAAGGATGCGAATGTTCGCATGAGCGACACAACTACTGTCACACAGATCAAAGAAGGTTTGCAGGTACGCCTAGCAACTATCCCTGGTCTCAGGTCGTATGCGTATCAGCCGGACAATCTCAACGCCCCGTTCGCTTGGCCGATGTTGGAGTCAATCACCTACAACGGTGCAATGCGTGGCGGGTTGATCACCAATGTATTCACCATTTCGGTAGTGGTGGGTCGGTCAGCTGAGCGGTCTGCCCAGGCTGCTTTGGATGGATTCTTGTCCTATGAGGGTACGACTTCTATTCGTGCCGCTTTGGAAGGGGATCGGAGTTTGGGTGGTGTGGTATCAAACCTGCTGGTCGAGTCGGCTTCAAACATCTCCACAATGGAAGGCAATGACACTACCTATCTGATGGTGGATTTCCGTGTCATCGTTTATTCCTAACGGTTGCCCGCTTGTGGCTGGTGCGTGTAGAGTTATCGCATCGGCTCAGCCGAGCAGAAGTAGTTCAACTCGATAGCCGATAAGGCAGGAGCATCAAATGGCAAAGCAAGTTTTCACAAACGTGACAGTCACCTACGGTACTGCCAACACAGATATCACCCAGTACGTTTCGTCCGTGACCCTGTCCACGACAGCTGCTGAAGTTGCAACAACTGCAATGGGTTCCTCGGCTGTGACACGGATTCAAGGTTTGATTGACAACTCGGTCACGCTTGAGTTGCATCAGGATTTCCCAACGATTGAGAAGTTGTTCTGGGATGCATACACCGCTGGTACTGCTGTACCGATGACGATCAAGCCAAACGGAACTGCTGCTGCTTCTTCTGCAAATCCGCAGTATGCGTTTTCGGCACTGCCCGTTTCCTGGACACCCGTAGCAGGGGCGGTGGGCGACCTTGCAGTGGTCAGCATCACCTACCCGATCTCTGGTGCAATCACCAAGACTGGCACTGGCGCATAGTTTCAAGATAACAACCCTTACCTGCGGAGGTATATATGAAGATTGCACTTGAACTTACAAGTGCGCTCGATGGCAAGTCACGAACCATTGTCGCTGCGTTTCCAGACTTCATTGCGTTTGAAGGCAAGTTCAATCGAAGCGTTGCCAAGTTTGAAACAGAACTCACGTTGACTGACCTTGCGTATTTGGGTTGGCATGCTGAGCATCGTTTGAAGAAGACTGGCCTTGACTTTGAATCATGGTGCGATGAGATTGAGTCGTTGTCTTTGGGAGATGCCAATGATGGCGTGATCGTCCCTTTGGAGATCAGTCAGCCCACTGGATGATTGCGTTCCTGTCCGTAGAGACAGGGATTGCGCCCAGTGTTTTGCTGACAGAATCCCCGAGAATGCTGTTCACAATGTTTGCCTATCTTCGTTGGAGGGCAATTCATCTAGGCAAGTAGTGTTGGTGCATGTCGTTTCTTGGTGCAGCTTTAGGTAGAGCAGGTGCAGTTTCTATCGCACCATCACGGACAACAAATGATCCAATAGTCATTGAGGGCTTGGCTGAGTTCTTGCGTAAGGCTGCGAAGGCTGATGAGCGGTTCAATAAGGAGATGCGAATTGCTGCGCAGCAAGTGGCAGAGAATCTTGTTGTGAAGGCTCGGGTTGAGGCTGGGTCTATTACTCGTAGCCGTCAGGCCACCGAGGTCATGAAGGGTATGCGGGCTAGGCGTGACCGGATACCGACAATCAAATTGTCTGAGAAGTCTGGGTTTGTTTCACAGTCTCGTCCGAACCGTAAACGCAAACGGAAGGTGACTAGGGGTGACGTGTTCTTTGGTGCCGAGTTTGGTGGTGCCAGGAATAAGAACACCCAGCAGTTCTTGAGGCATCGAGGCAAGGCAGGGTATTTCTTCTGGCCTACGGTCAGGAAAGAGAAGACCGCCATTGCCAAGGAATATCTGGACTCAATCCAAAAGGTGCTGGACGATCTAGCCCGATAGTTGACTTTGGCTGGGATTCCACTACCCTGACAGGCAGGGAGGTAGTCATGGCAGTTCTGTTCAGCAATGTGAAGGCGATTGAGCCGAAGCCGTTGGCTTCGTCGTGGGATCAGTTGCGTGAGCTGCTGTCATATCACGAGGAGAATGCTTCCAAGACTGATGGGGCTTTGTGGTCTCCTGTTGAGTACTACCCTGATACCACTCGTGGGAATCGCAATGTGCGGTTCATTGAGGCGTTGGTGGTTGACATGGACGGTGAGTCGTTCCGTGAGGCAAGGCTTGATGGGTTGGAGTGGTTTGCTTATTCGACC